CCGCAATGGCACAACTCGGAGGCATGTTCGACGCCACACAAGTCGAACCCCAAGGCGACTACTCGCCAATTCCGCCCGGTGATTACACCGTCCAGATCGTCACTTCGCAGATGGTCGAGACCTCGAACCGCAATGGCCACATGCTCAAGCTTGAGCTTGAGATCCTCGATGGCGAACATGCCGGCCGCAGGCTCTATGATCGCCTCAACCTTGAGAACCCCAACCGCCAGGCGGTCGAGATTGCCCAGCGCACCTTGTCGGCCATCTGTCATGCCATCGGGAAGCTGTCGGTCCAAGACAGCGAAGAACTGCACATGCAGCCGATGACGGCAGTCGTTGCGGTCAAGGCACCGAGCACGGGGCGTGATGGGAAGACCTACGCGGCTTCCAATGAGATCAAGACCTACAAGGTCCTGCGTGATGCGCCGGCGCCTTTGAGTTCAGGATCGGCTTTCCGGCCAGCGCAGGCTGGCTCCGGCCAGATGGCTAGTGCGCCTTGGAAGCGTAGCGCCTGACCCAGCCTTGAGAGGCAGGGCGGTCGATTGAGCCCGCCGCCCTGCCGCCTTTCCCCTGACTGACAATCAAAGGAGCAGGCAATGGCTGCCCTACAGGATTTTGCATGCCCAACGCTAGCGCAAGCCGACCAGGCGCTGGCTGATGGGCAACCATTCACCCGCCGTGCTTATCTTGGCATGTCCGCTATCGGCGGCGCTTGCGAACGGGCGCTCTGGTATCAGTTTCGATGGGTGGCGACCGTCCGCTTTGATGCGGTCACGCTGAAGCGATTTGCTGACGGCCATGCGAGCGAGACAGTGACTGTAAACCGCCTCAGGGCCACGCCCGGCCTCGAGGTCCATGACGTCGATGCCAGCGGCGATCAATTCGGTTTCCGGGATTTTGGTGGTCACTTCGCAGGCCACATGGACGGCGTCTGCCTGGGCCTCGTCCAAGCCCCGAACACCTGGCACGTGCTTGAGATCAAGGCGTCAGAAAAGTGGCAGGATCTCGACAAGGCGCGCAAGAAGGTCGGCGAGAAGTCGGCGCTCGCTGAATGGAACCCCACCTACTACGCGCAGGCCGTCCTCTACATGGACTATGCCCGGCTCGACCGGCACTACCTTGTTTGCGTTTCGCCGGGCGCACGCCGTTGGACTGCGGTGCGCACGAACGCCGATCCGGTTCATGCTACCGCGCTGAAGGCGAAGGCGGAACGCATCATCTTTGCCGATGTAGCCCCCCAGCGCATTGGTGGCCCGGACAGCTTTACATGCCGCTTTTGCGACTTTTCTTCCCAGTGCCACGAAGGCGCGCGCGCTGAGCGCAACTGCCGCACCTGCCTTGCGGTTGAAGTCAGCCGCGATGGAGGCTGGCGCTGCACGCGGTTTGGCCACGAACTCTCACGGACTGATCAGGAAGCAGGCTGCCCGGAGCACCGTTTTCTGCCTGATCTGGTGGCGGGCGAACAGATCGACGTCATCCATGGGCAGATCGTCTACCGTTTGCGTGACGGTTCGCGGTGGGTCGATGGCGGCCCTCGCGTCCATAGCATTGGCGATATTATCAAGCGGCAAGCTTGCCGCTCTTGCGGTTCGCTCAGCTGGAAAGTGACTGAGGGTGCCGGGCCGCACGCGGCAGGCCTGCGCTGCCTCAGCTGCGATACGCATGGTGGCTGGCTTCAAAAGGCCGAGGTCGTGGCATGAGCGGGCCTCTCGCACTGCGCCCCTATCAGGAGACGGCGCTCACCAATTTGTGGAACTGGTTCTCTGCCGGGAAGCGCGACTGCCTCGTGGTGCTCCCGACCGGCGCGGGGAAGAGCCTGGTGATCGCCGAATGGGCAAAGCTGGTTTTCGATACGGATCCGAGCGCCTGCATTCTGGTGCTGACCCATGTCCGCGAGCTTGTGCAGCAGAACGCGGCCGAGCTGGTTGGGCTTTGGCCTGACGCGCCTTGGGGGATCTATTCCGCAGGATTTGGGCGGCGCGATATCGGCGCACAGCTGATGTTCGCCTCCATCCAGTCGATCCACAAGAAGGCCTACAAGCTGCCGCGCCGGGTCGACATGGTGCTCATCGACGAAGCCCACATGATCCCGCGCAACGCCGACACCATGTATGGCAAGTTCCTGGCGGACCTGCGCACCATCAATCCCGCCCTCAAAATCGTGGGTCTGACCGCTACCCCCTTCCGTCTCGATAGCGGCAGGCTCGATCAGGGCGAAGGCGCGCTGTTCGACGGCATCGCCCATGAAACGAATGTGCGTGAGCTCTTCGATAAGGGCTGGCTATCGCCGCCAGTGAGCTATCGTCAGGCAACGCAGATCGACACCAGCGGTGTTGGCACGCGTGGCGGTGAATTTATCGCAGCACAGCTCGAAGCCTCAGCACTGGACGCCCATGTGGTCGCCGCGATTGCCGACCGGATTGTTGAGGCGGGCCGAGACCGACAAGGCTGGCTGGTGTTCGGCTGCACGGTCAAGCATTGCGAGGCGCTGGCCGAGGCGCTCAATGCTCGGGGGTTCTCGGGGACTGGGGTCTTTGGCGACACCAAAAAGACCGAGCGCGATCGGATCATTGCTGACTTCAAGGCGCAGCGTTTGCGGTTCCTGGTCAGCCAGGGCGTGCTCACCACCGGGTTCAACGCCCGGCATGTCGATCTTGTTGCCTTAGCTCGTCCGACCAAGTCGACAGGTCTCTACATCCAGATGGTTGGCCGCGGCACCCGGCTGTCGCCTGAGACCGGCAAGACCAATTGCTTGATCCTCGACTTTGGCGGGAACATCGCGCGGCACGGCCCCTTCGATGACCCGTCTATCCCGGAGAAGAAGAAAAAGGGCGAAGGCGACGCCCCCTACAAGGAATGTTCGCAATGCGGCTGTGCCTGCGGAACCATGACCCGGTTCTGCCCGGCTTGCGGGTTCGAGTTTCCTCCTCCTGAAAGGCGGGTGACGACGCTTCCCGCCGCGCGAGCAATCCTCTCCACCGAGCCTGAATGGCTTGAGGTCAAAGGGGTGACCTACCGCAAGCACGAAAAGCCGGGATCGCCGCCATCCTTGCGGGTGGACTATCGCACCGGTCTCAACAGCTACCGTGAATGGATATGCTTGGAGCATACCGGGTACGCGCGGACAAAAGCCGAGAGTTGGTGGCTCCGCCGTGCCTCTGCACCAGTCCCGGGGAGTGTCGATGCAGCGCTCGAGAGGCTTCAGGAGCTAAACGAGCCCACCCACATCCGGATCAGGACCAAGGGTAAGTACACCGAGATCTCCGGGCACCGCTTCGATGTCGGGAGGCTGGCGGCATGAGCCTTTGCTTTTGCGGCCGGGCGGCTCGCAGATTTGCCTGGCACGACTTCTCCCGCACCCCATTCGACAGGCCGCCCCCCGTGCATGCCTGCTCGATGACTTGTCTCGACATCGCCACCCGAAGGAAGGGCCAGATGAAAGCCAATATTGACGAACAACGCGCGATCGCCACAGCCAGCCCAGCCATTGGCGCTTTCCTTGAAGACCTCGGCAAGAGCGATCTGGCCGTGCTTACCCAGCAGGAATGGCTTGCCTTCCTGACGCATGCCTATGTCACGGTGTGTGCTGAGGTCAGCAAGATCTGGGAAAATGAGGTGCCGTTCTGATGCGCACCCTCCAATTCGATCCGGAGCTCGCCCGGCCGCTCTTCTCGAGCCTCGATCAGATCCACCTCGTCATGATCAACCCTGCAGGCCCTGGCGTGCATGGCAAGGACTTTGGGACAGATATCGAGACTGCCCTGGCTGAAGCTACCAAAGCCAATGACAACGGGTTCAACATCTACTGGACCGTCAACCATGTGGCACCCGGTCTCAACAAGAAGCCGGGGAAGCGCGACATTCGGGCGGCTCGTTTTGTGCACGTTGATATCGACCCGCCCAAATCAGGCGGCGCCTTCGACAAAGCGGAAATCACGGCCGCTTTGCAGGGCATCGTTTGCCCGCCGAGCTTTATCATCGATTCAGGCGGCGGGCTGCAGGCGTTCTGGCGGCTTGAGGATCCTTGCGCCAACCTCGACAGCATCGAGGGGATCAACTTTCAGGTGCGCGACTGGTTCGAAGCAGATGCCTGCCAGAACATCGACCGCCTGATGAGGGTGCCGGGTTCGGTGAACTATCCTGACATTCGCAAAGCCGGACGCGGACGCAAGGCGTGCTTGGCGCGCTGGGCCGCCACAGATGAAGGACTGACCTACGCTCCAGAGGACCTGGCGGCGAGCTTCCCTCAGGCCAAGACTGCCGAGGCTGCCATTAGCCGAACCACCCTGGCGCTGCCGGCCGATGTGGCACTGCTGGAGCCAAATGATCTGGGCCTTGGGAGCCTCGATCCACTGCGCATTGCCATCGAAACACCGCCCGGGCTGGACCGCTCAGGTGATGGGCTGGCTGCGGCCCGTCTTATGGCGAACGAGGGGCTGACGGACCTCCAGATCATGGGCGTCTTGCTCAACCCGGCCAACGCTACCTCGGGACATTTTCTCGAGCAGCGTGATCCGCGTCGAGCAGTGGCTCGTGCGATCCAGTTGGTGCGCCGCGATAGCCCGCCCGAAGGCGCCACGCTTCATGCGCCGATCATGGCTGATGCGGAGTTCGATCAGTTCGTTGCTAACGAAAAGGCCAAGGTCCGGCGGGTCATGGTACCGGCCACTTTGCAGATCGACGATGATGATGACGTGATTGAGCTGGCGCCCCGGATCGGCACCCCTGGGTGGCTTCGCGACCTAGGCGACGGAGCTCTAGCTCAGTTCGTGGAGCACACTTGTGCCTCCGCTCCGTCCCCACAACCATGGCTGACGCTCGGGGCAGGCATTGCGATGTTTGGCGCTGCCGCAGGCCGGCGATACGCAGGGCCAACAAACCTGCGCACGAACATCTATGCCATAGGCGTGGCCGATTCCGGCGGCGGTAAGGATCATCCGTTGAGGGCATCCACTCGACTGATGATTGCCGCGGGCCTTGCGGACCACATTGGCTCGTCCAAGATCGCGTCGGGCGCAGGGCTCCTGACCGCGATCACGGCAAACCCGTCGATCTACTTCCCCTTGGACGAAGTCGGGTTTCTGATCTCGTCGGCCGCAGATCGCAAACGCGCTCCACGGCACCTGACCGAAATCATCGATAACCTCACCGAGTTCTATTCTCTGGCCGACAGCACATTCCTTGGGATCGCCTATGCCAACACGAAGGAAAAGCCTCGCGAGGTTATCGAGCAGCCATGCCTGTGCCTGTTTGGTGTCACGACGCCCGGCGTGTTCTGGGGTTCGCTCTCCAGCGACAACGTCATCGACGGTAGCCTGGCGCGCATGCTGATCTTCGAGAGTGAGAACCACTATCCCGATCCACAGCATCAGCTGGCCCCCAACGACCCCCCAGCCGATCTGGTGGCCATTGTTGAGGCGGTTGCGAAGGGTGCTGATGGATCCACCCCCTTTCCGCTCGGGAATGCCGCTGCCGCGATCCCCAAGCCCTGGACGGTGTCTTATGCGACACCCCAGGCAGAGCTTCGTGCAAGGGCCATGCGCGAGGAGCAGATCGATATGCTCCGCCGGCACCAAGGGACGCATCTGACGGGGATTATAGCTCGCCTGGCCGAGAATGCGGCCAAGCTGGCTCTGATCAAAGCTATCACTGATAATCCCGGAAAGCCGGCGATCACGACCGCCGACCTTGACTGGGGCATGGGTATCGCTCGCCGAAGCGTTCAGACGCTGATGAAAGCGGTCCAGGAACGCGTCGCTGACAACGAGTACGAGGCTTGCGTCAAAAAGGTCCACAAGGTCATAGCGGATGCCGGCAGCGCGGGGATAGATGGTCATGATTTGTCGAGGAAAACGCAAACGGTCGACCGGCGCAGACGCATGGAGGTGGTCGCCCATCTGGAGGAGGCGGGCATGATCCGGATCATGGAAATCCCGCGAGCAAAAGGCGCGCGCGGCCCTTCAAAGCGGATCTATTTTGATATTGCGTGAACCGCTGATTCCTAACGCAAACATCTGGCAAGATTTGAGATTCGAAAAGTTGAATTTGATCTAACTGGTGCTTGCCTGCATAATCGGAATCTCAATTGGAGTTGGGATTATCGTGTCGGATTCAGCAGCGGATAACCTATATCGGCAAGCTTGCTCGTATAGAGAAAATCCTGCCGACAAACCCATAGCCTCCAAGCTGGTTGGCTTGCTCGTTTCTGCAGCAAAAGCTGGGCACCTTGAGGCTGAGTTTGAGCTGGGTGTTATGTTTGAGCGCGGAGATGGGGTAAGCCAGGACCATAAACTTGCAGCTGAGTACTACCAACTGTCTGCAAAGAAAGGTCATCCTGCAGCTCAATTCAACTTAGGCTGGCTTTATGCAAATGGCATGGGTCTGCAGCGCGACGAGGCAAAAGCGCTTTACTGGTACAAAACGGCTGCCGATAACGGCTACGCTGATGCTCAATTCGTCCTCGCAGGACTCTACGCCGACGGCCGCGTGGTTGAGCAAAACGACCTTGAAGCCTTACGCTTGTATAGAATGGCCGCTGCGCAAGGTGACATAGATGCAGAGCAAGTACTCTCCGAGCGCTACAATGAGGACAGCCCAACAGGTGAAAGCGTTCCTGCACTCCCATCACCACTCCCCGCGTTGGCAGATCAATACCGTCGTGATGCAGAGGGTGGAGACGTGGACGCTCAATTCAACCTTGCCTCCATATTGGCTGATGGATTGGGTATCGAGAGAAATGCCGCTGAAGCAATAAAATGGTTTCGCCTGGCTGCGGATGCAGGGAAGCGTGCGGCCCAGTTTCATCTAGCGGAAATGATCGCCGCCGGAAGGGGCGGTGAACATTCCCACGCAGATGCAATCCACTATTATCAGCTTGCGGGCGAGAATGGCCATCCATTGGCGATGATGCGCCTTGGAAATATATATGAAACTGGAGAGAACGTAGAAAAAGACGATGCAGAGGCGTTTCGATGGCGTCGTTTGGCGGCAGAAGCAGGTAGTTCAAGCGCAGAGTTCCAGCTTGCCACCATGTACCTTAATGGAAAAGGTATAAATAAAAGCGAATTTGAGGCTTTTAATTTATATAAATCATCTGCGAAAAAAGGTTTTCCATACTCTCAGTTTAACGTCGGGTGGCTATACGAGCATGGGCAAGGCGTGGAGCAAAATTTATCTGAAGCGGCGCGTTGGTATCGCGCTGCAGCAGATCAAGGAATTGAGCGAGCCCAACTCAAAGTTGCAGAAATTTATGAAGAAGGGCGAGGCGTTCCACAGGATTATTCAGAGGCAGTGAAATGGTACGAGAAAGCTGCTGAACAGGGAAATCTGCAAGCCCAGTGCGACCTGGGTTGGTTTTATGAAAATGGCGATTGCATTAGAATAAACATGATTAAAGCCATTTACTGGTACTCGAAAGCCGCAGAAGCCGGGGATGAATACGCCCAGTCAAGTTTGTACAAAATTTATTCCGAAGGACGTGGAGTAAAGAAGGATATCGAAAAGGCAAACTATTGGAAAAGCATGTTAGAAAATAATAATAAAAATATATGATAATGGCCTACCGAGATCGGTCCTATCGGCCCAGCCTGTGGGCGCGCATCTTCCTGTCGGAAAACTGGAAGCTCGTCCTAAACGCATCGTCGTCGGACCGGGTACGGCTCAAATTGAAGGCTGACGATGAGGTCCCATGCCTCGATGTCACGGACGTATCATCAACCAAAGCGCTACTCTGGCACACAGTCGAAATCCGGTCGAAAGGCCGTATCGATGCGTTGTCCGGCCTGACCGCCAAAGCCGCTCAGACTTTACGCCAGGATTTGCTGGCTTTCGTGAACCAGCATCTCGCGGATCTGATCGATTCCGACAAGGAACGTCTTCGTGAGGTGGACACTAAGATCCGCGCGATCACGGATAGCAACCAGCAGTACCTGGCCCATGCTGATGTAAGCCGGGCAATTGCCAGCGTTCCCGGTAGCGCCTCGGCTGCCTTGGCTCACCCGCTGTTCGACGCCAAGCTGATCCCGACTTCGCTGAGAGAATATCTCCCCACTTCGTTTGCCATGCTCACCGATCCGGCTGTTCGCAGCCGCTACAACGAGAGCTTCGTGGTTCACGAGATGCAAAAGTTCGACGGGTTCTTTTCGAACCTGGGCGGATTCTCGCTCTCGCAGGAGCAGCGAGAGGCTTGCATCCGACTTGAAGACAACAATCTCCTCGTGGCGTCAGCCGGCTCTGGCAAATCCGCGACAATGGTCGGGAAAGTCTCCTACGTCTTGAAAAAGGGGCTGTTTCAGCCAAGCGAGATTCTCGTCCTCGCCTTCAACAAGAGTGCGGCCGACGAGTTGAAAGAGCGGATCGCGAAGCAGCTCGGGATCGATGAGGATGCTCTCGGATGCCGGGTCACCACCTTCCACGCATTGGGCCGTGGGATTATCGAGGAGACCGAAGGACGGCCGCCTCAGCTGGCCAACTGGGTCGAGCACCCGGCTGGTGAAGCGCGCGTGATCGACAAGATCATTCGGGAGCTGATGGATACGAACGACGAGTTCAAGCGGCTCTGGATCGACCTACTTTCCATCCTGCCCAAAGCCGATATTCCAGCGGAGGTTTTTGACTCGGAAGCGGACTACAATCGCTACATTGCCGATCGAAACGACAAAGGCGGCAGCACCATCGGCACCCTTGCAGAGATCTATGTGCGATCGCTTCAAGAGCAGCGCATCGCGAACTGGCTGTGGGTCCACTCGGTCGAATTCGAGTATGAGAAGCAGATCTCATTCGACGAAGAGGACGGGAGCAAGCGGTTCGTTCAGCCTGATTTTCATTACCTTCTGACCGACACATTCCATGAGCATTTCGCCATCAACGCGGATGGCTCATCGCCCTTCGACAATTACGTCGAACACATGAAGGGCAAACGCGCTGGGTACAAACGCGAAGAACTGGATGTCTTCGAGACGACCTCGGCACAGGCGCGAGACGGGACTTTGCTTCAGCGGCTCGAGGCCGAACTGGTGAAACGGCAAATCCCGCTGATCGAGAAGAGTACCGAGGAAATCCTGAAAGCGATCGAGCCGGTGGTGATCACGCATTACCAGAAGCTGATCGGCGTGTGCATCAAGCACATCAGGGCCAGTCAGCTGACCTTGGAAATGCTGCTGGAGCGGGCCAAAACCCTGCATGACAAGCCTCGCGCACAATATTTCGCGCGGGCGGTCTGGCTGATTACGCAAGCCTACACGTGCAAGCTCGAGGAGGCCAAGCGGATCGATTTCGATTCCATGATCGGCGACGCGGTGCGCCTCGTCGAGACGGGCCGCTACCAGAGCCCCTATTCGCTCATTCTCGTGGACGAATTTCAGGATATCTCAGATCCAAGGGCTAACTTGATCAAGGCGCTCAAACACCAAAAACCATTCACCAAGGTCTTCGCCGTCGGAGACGATTGGCAGTCGATCTACCGCTTTGCCGGATCAGATATCACGATCTTCACTGAATTTGAGGCTAACTTTGGAGCCTGCTGGCAAGGACGTCTTGAGCAAACCTACCGATGTAACCAGCTACTGGCCGATACGGCCGCGCGCTTCGTTCAGCGCAATCCCGCGCAGATAACGAAAACGGTTC